TTCTGTATCTGTGGGCATTACAGCCCATTATGATAAAAGATAGGGAGGAATATTATGTATTTAAAACCATATGCATCTTTAAAGACAGTAAGCGCTGCCGGTACACAGGAGCAACTTACAACTTCTGATTTGAAAGTGCCTACTGTTCTAATAACGGCTGAAAGATCGAACACTGGATATGTATATGTTGGAGATAATCAGGTCTCATCCACAGCGTATGGCGCTGATCTTGCTGCCGGAGATTCAATAAGGATATCAAGTAAAGAATATGGATGGGCAGATGCTAAAATATCTCTTAAAGATATATGGATAGATGTTAGTGTTTCGGGTGATGGTGTATCAGTAATGTATTTAGAGAGGACAGAATAATGGAAATAGAAAGAGCACGTAAGGCTTATCATTATCAATCTGCTGCTATTGATCTTTCTGAGGCCACTGCTACTCTAGACAACCTTGTTTATATTCCACGTGCTGGAACATTGCTACGAGCAGCGATGGTATTTAAAGAAGCAACCGATGGCGCAGTTGACACTATGGCGATCAAGGTGGGTTATGCTAATGCAGATGGGGGTGGTGACGATATTGATGCCTATGTATTGGGTATAACCGATCAAGCAAACGGTTTGATAGATGCAAGTCAAGCGGTAGGCACAGTTCAAGAGCTTACATTGGTATCGACAGCACTTACAGCCGGACAAATGATTACTATTTCGCATGTTCAAGATGTTGGTGAGGCTGGGATAGTGTATGTTATTTTAGAATTTGAATTTTAAAAAAGGAGAATAATTATGAATTCGATCGAATTTTTTGGCTCAGTGGACAGAAAAGAAGGTAAACCAGATGGTATAGTGACCAGTGAATATCCTGCATGGATGCATGATTTTAAAATTGATGAACTAAAAGAAAGCCATGACAGAAAAGAACGGGAATTGGCAGAGAATCGGATTCCCTTTGAGCATGTGGCTGCGGCAAAAGAAGAATTGAAACTGGAAAAAGCTAAACTTGCCCTTATAGAGAAATCCAGACCAAAGTTAAACGATAAGCAAAAAGATGAATTTTATGGAGTATACAAGGATCTAACGAAAGAGATTAGAGATAAAATGTACACCCGCAGTGAAATGATGCTTGGAACTGCCAATGCACATGAAGAGGCTGACAGGATGATTACACCAAGTATTACGATAGATCCTGAAATAGCGAGAATGTGTAACCTTCAAGCCGTCGATGGCATGGTCAGCAGGGATGGCGCTTCAAAAGCATTTAAAATGATCGGAAGAATCTTGGGAGAGCCGACTAATGTCGAAACCCTGAGAAGGGATAACACAACCCAAAGAACGGGTGGAAGACCCAAAAAAAATGCTTAAAAGTGGTGAAGGAGGTATCATGCTATGGACGGAAAAGAAGCCCTGTCTCGACTTACCGAGATTCTTGGTGAATCTTCCACTGATTTTGTATTAAATGATAAGGCTTCCTATTGGTTTTTTTGGGAAGGCGCTAAAAGATATACAGCAAGGACTAATTGTCTTACCTCTTATCAAGATATAACCACAGTGGCAGATCAGGTGAACTATGTCCTCGATGCTAAATTCCTAAAGCTATATCTCACAGATAAATCCAACCGTTATTATATTCGATATAGAGCTACCGTTATTTCGGGAACTGCCGATGCAACCGAAGCCAATGCGCTCCATGATGATTCCGTAGGTTTTACATCTGCTATGGTTGGGAATATTGTTTGGAATACCACAGATGATACCTACACCACTGTTTCCGCTTATGTAGATGATGGGGAACTTACCCTGACTGAAGATATCATGGCGGATGGTGAAGCGTATGTACTCTATTCAGCGGATAATTTCCTCACATGGAAAGACTATGAAGATATAATATATGCCAATAGAATTCGTGCTACCGATGCAGTAGATATTCCCAATTATTTTTCTATTAGAGATAAACAATCCTTATCTTCCCAGATAACAGGCACAGCTACATCTGCTGGTGATAAAGCAGGTGGAGAGTGTATCCTTACTGATACATCTGGTGTATTCACAACCACAGATTATGTAAGTCCCGGCGATATAATCCATAATACCGTAGACGGAAGCGATGGCATAGTTTTGTCCATTACAAGCGCAACTGCCCTTGTATGCGCTTTATTTGACGGAACTGATAATGAATGGGATGAGGATGATACTTATGTAATCCAACCACAGGGTAGATTTGAATTAATCCTTGATCCACCGCCTGATGATGCAAGTGATACAGTTAGAGTCTGGTATATAGAAAGACCTGAACCTGTATTTAGTGACTATGGCATGTATAGATTTTCTCAACAGGCTATGGAGGCAATAATAGATTATGCCGCTGCTAAATATAAATATCGGGATAATGAGCCTGAATTTGCACGGGAATTTCTTGCAAATTGGGATATGAAACTCAAACGTGATGATGCCAATTTAAGACCAATGCTAAAGAAAAAGGGGTTTAGTGTTAATTTTATAAAAAGGAGATAAAAAATGGCCTGGCCTGATTTATCAGATATACGAAATAGGGTTAGAGACACACTTAACGAATCAACAGCCCTTTTCTGGACAGACGCTGAGTTGAATAGATTCATAAACGATGGCGAAAGAGATGTGGCTATAAAGAGTTTATGTCTTGAGAGTATATTATCAAAAACAACAACTGCTTCAACTCGCACGATTGATATATATCGTGTTAAAGTGCTTCATATTGAATATATCCCAGCTTCTGGCACACCAATCGGATTAGTAAAAATCATTCCTAAACAATTAGGTCATTTGAATCTGAATACTACAATTCCTCAATATTGGTTTCCCTGGGCAAAAAAGATAGGAATTGAGCCTCTCCCAGATGCAGCTTATGATCTCAATGTATATGTAGCTTCATTACCGACTATTGAAATGAGCGCAGATACGGATGAACCTCAGATTCCTGATGAATTTCAAGAATTAATTATACAATATGCAATATGGAAAGCATTATGTAAAGATGGATTATTCCAAGGTGTAGCGGATATATATAATGACTATATTTATAGACTTCAATTCATAAGGGAAAATATTATAAGAAGATATTCTGATAATAAATATGAATTTAAAATTCCCGATAAAGTATCTATTACGAGCCAAAGTTAGAGAGGAAGTGAACAATGAGTAATGCGCAAGATTATACTGGTTATACAGAAAAAGATACAGCTACCGTCTTAACTGTAGCGGCCTCGACAATAACTGTTGCTTCATTAGATAGTGATGAAGAAGTTTATGTTACCTATGATTTCACTGCCAGTTATTTTAGCGAGGATTTTGAACATACCTTAAACTTTGAATGCACAGCTACAACTGGAAGCGAGATTTGTTATTTATGGGCCATGTGCGACACAGTAGATGAAATTGGCGCTCTTATTACTGCTGATACAGATTTATTAACAGTATATTGGACTAATGCCACTCTTACGCTATTAGAACAAAATGGAGCATCAGGCACAGATGATTCAAGCGCGGCAGCGCTCTCTGAAGACACGACTTATTATTTACGAATTGTAAGAGATGAATCTGTCGGAACATATGGGACATTATATTGTTATATTTATACAGACCCATCGTATATGACTTTAGTTGATAAATTAACAGTGACTTTGACTGAAAAGAAAAATTTTAGATATTTATATGCAGTCAGTGGTCAAGGTGATGGAGGAGGTGGGGTTGCCTGGTCTGGAACTATAAATGATTTAGTTACTGATGTATACCCATATACATTAGAAAATATGCGCACAAGAATACGTGATTTGATTAACGAATCAACAGCCCTTTTCTGGACAGACGCTGAGCTAAACAGACTGATAAATGATGGAGAAAGAGATGTGGCTATAAAGAGTTTATGTCTTGAGAGTATAGATTCACTTTCCACAACTGATGCTATTCGCCTTGTAGCTTTTACAGGGTATAAAGCAATTTATCTTGAATATGTGCCAAGTGGCACAAATAGAGGTCTTGTTGAAATTTTACCAGTTCAACTTGGAAGATTCCCTTTTAATAGCACAGAACCTCAATATTGGTTTGAAAATGGTTTGAATGTGGGTATCGACCCATTACCTGATGCAACCTATACATTAAATGCCTATGTTGCTGATTACCCAAGCACTGAAATGAGCGCTAATCCTGATATACCTCAAATACCAGATGATTTTAGACCGTTAATTGTTCTTTATGCTTATGGTAGGGCATTGCAAAAAGAAGGAAGATTTCCCCAGGCACGGTTGATATTAAGTATATACAATAATGAACTGTTATACTCAAAGATGGATAGGATAATCAATATCCCTACTGACAAAGAAGGGTTCAAGCATAATTAATGGCTGAGAAAATAGACATAAAATATCCAAAGCCAGAGTTAGAATCTATTGCTGACGTTCCTGATATACCTCCAATAGATATAAAATATCCAGAAGTAAAATTAGAGCCTATTGCTGTTGATATAGATAGTGGTGAAAACCAATTAACAGAAATTAATGCTGTTCCCTTTCAAGGTGGGGCTATTACTCATGGTGAACGCTCACAGATATCTTTGGGTGGATATTCTATGGTGCAGAATATGCGTAGCACCTATCCTGGATTAAAAAAAAGAACAGGCATAGCAAAGCACAATACTACTACCGATGCTGGAAACGCTGTAAGTCTGTATCAATTTTGCAAGGGTAAACGCACAGAAAGGCACTTCTACGCTCAGATGTCCGATGGAGACATACTTAGGTCTTCCTCAGACCCTCCAACTGCAACAGGAGGCGTATTAGGGCCTGAGGCATGGAGTGGCACAACAAGCCCTAAACCTGCTGCATGGAGTAATATTGAAGAGTTTTGCCTTCATTCTAACAGTGTTGACCAGCATCAAATATGCGCAGGCACTGCTAATTATGTAAGGAAGTTTATCAAATTTGATGGAAGCGCTGCCCCGCCTAATGTGCCGACAGATGGTTTTGACTATACTCAACAAGTGACAGATGGGCTAACCACTACCTATGCAATATTAGATTCTCTTAATACGTATGCCAACCATGAGTGTATATTTATATGTACCCACATACCGGCGAGTAAATTGATTTGGACATTTAACAAGGCAAATCAAAATGATTCAGTCGGAACTTTATCCTACAGAAAAAATGATAACACATGGGCAGATACAAGTGAGTCTGACGGCACTGAGTACTTAGTCTTAGATGTAGCTCCAGGCACAGCTTGGTCAGTTGGCGCTACGATTACGGGAGGAACAAGCGAAGAGACGTGTGTTATTGTCGCAAAAATTGCCGATTTAACATATCAAATAAGCGACAGAAGCGGCGCCTTTACGTTAGGTGAAATTTTAACTGATGGAACATATGCGGCAGATCAAGGGGCGGCACATCCTGCGATTGCGGCGCTTGCAAGAGATGGTTCTATGACGTGGAGCCAACCAACCGATGAAATTCCCTGCTATATGTATGGTATCAATGCTTTTTGGTATAGATGGGAGACGGATACGCAACTTGATGCTGAAGTAGAAGTATCTTCCCTTACTTATGGCACAGACGGCACTGCCGCAAAGCACTTTGAAAGTATAGCCAATGTATGGGATGGGGTACCTCTTTATGCAATAGAGGCGCGTCTTCAGGCAGATACAGGAGATCCTTATGAGATGTACGGCACTGATGCTGTTGAAATAGATAGTTTGACAACAGATGGAAAGGTAT